CCGGCCCTCCCGCTCCAGCAGGATCAGGGCGTCCAGCAGATCGCCGTCACAGGCCTCCAGGGCCCGCCGGGCCTCCTCATAGGAGACTGCCGCGTGCGCGCGGAGCCGTTCCACCTGTTCCAAAGTCACTGACATAGAGGCCGCCACCCTTTCAACGGTTTTGTGATTACAGTATACCCAAGCCGCGGGGCGGATGGAATTGATCTTTCCTTAAAAACAGATTAAAAGTCAATCTAATTTTAGAACTAAAAATACTAGAACAACAATAAAAATCCACAACAAAAACAACTTTTTTGAACTTTTTGTTCGTTGTTCTATTTGCACATATTTAAAAAGAAAGTTACAAATACTTAGGAAACCTTCTGGATCTCTTTAGCCAAAAACGAAACATCTACGTGCGTATAGTGCTCGGTAACATCTCCATCGGAATGCCCTAAGATACGCTTTATAGCGACTTCGTCCACCCCGGCCATCCTCATCCGAGACGCGGCGGTATGTCTGCACCAATGAGGGGTTGCGGAAGGAAGTCCTAATTCTTCCATAACTTTAGAGAATAGCGGGCGGTATTTGTATGCGGGGATTGCATTCCCGTCATCATCACAGATAATAGTTTTACCGCCCCTGGACAGCCACTTGGTCAGATATGGCATGATTTTAGGATGCACCGGGACAATGCGATTTTTCCCGGCCTGGGTTTTTAGACCTCCTTGCAAATAATTCGCCTCCGAATGATACGAGAATCTGGTAAGCCCCAAAAACTCGGACACCCGGAATCCAGTATAACATAGCATTAGTACGGTATCAGCCCAAGGGAATCCAGAGGACGCCAGGTTCTCCAATTTACGCATTGTGATATCATCAAAAGCACCCTTTTCGTGCTTTGCTTCAACTCCTGGAAGTTCCACAAAAGCGGAATAGTCTTTATACACGATATCGCGCTCTGTTGCGTGCTTAAAAAGTGCTTTCATAAGCATTTTGTCATTGCTAATACTAGATTTCGATAATCCGTTTGCCTCGTCTTGGTCAATAATAGATTGTAGGTCGTCAATCGTAACCTTGCACATATCCTTTTTTTCTAGCACACAGAGGCGCGCCCAAGAAGCCTTATAGCTGGCGATAGAGGCAGTTCCTGCCTTTGCATACTTTTTGGCAGACCACTGATTGTATACGTCTCCCCAGGTAACGGCGAGTGACTTTGCCGGGATATTAGATGCCAAATATTTGTCAAGGGCCTCCTGTGCTTCTTTGGCAGTTCTGTGGTAGGATAGATACTTTTGCTTCCACAGTCCGGGCCGCTCCAAATACGACACCCTGACGGCGTATCGGTTTCTGCGGTTTGGCCCAAGATTTACAATACTTCCAGTTCCATTCGCTCTTCTCATTGACTTTTCCCCCTATTCTGGTAAAATAAAGGGGTGATAATGGCGGCCAAACCTTATCACCCCTATGTGAGCCGCTCCTGGTGTTCCAGCACCGGGGGCGGTATTTTTATTGCGCTTTTTTCAGTTCGGCGATTTCCTGATTCATGGTGCGGATCGCCAGCTTAAGCACGGATACTTCGTTTCGCAGTTCCTCGATTTCACTTTTTGGCGTGATGGCGTCCATAATGACCTGCTGTCCCTCGGCCAAAAGGTTAAATCGGGTTGTGACCTCCGTGTCCAATAAAACCTTTACATCGTGCATGATGTCCTGTTTCTGCTGTTCCAACAAGCCCTTCGTTTCAGACATGATGTCTTGTTTCTGCTTCTCCATCAACTGTGCGATTGCCTGCAAATCTTTTTCATCCAGCATACTATATCTACCCTTTCTATTTACTGCAACGGCATGCCCGCCTTGTCCCGGAAACTGCCTACGGCGATCATAATGATGTCGATAATCCAGCCGACTCCAAGACAACCAGCAGTCAACAACCAGATAATTCCGGTTCCGAGTTTCCCGACATAAAAACGGTGTATCCCAAGACCGCCAACGAAAATAGACAAGAGCAGAGCGACGGTTTTACTTTTATAGGGGTAATCGCTTCCATTGTTATTGATAATTACCTGAGACGGGTCTTGCCTGAGCGCCTCGATTTGTTTTCCGCACTTAGGGCAAACAACACAGTCAATGTCGATGCGCTCGCCACAATATTTACAAAACTTTTTGGGCGATTCGGGTGGAGTGGTCTGGCCGACTTCTGGGTTAGTCCCGTTGATAGCTTCATTTTCCATATCCCATTCTCCTCTCTATTTTACCGCACTCTGGCGGTTCTTTTACGCTCATGCAAAAGTCCGATAATCCGTGCATTATATCGGAAGCGATCAAACGCGCACAGAAAATTTACACTTCTTTTTTGGTGATATTCCCATCTTGAAAAATGGAACTAATGTTCTATAATAATAGTCAACAGAAACAAATTTTCCAGCATCGACAAAACCTGACAGAATATAAGGTAAACAGGGCGTATAGTGCAAACAGAGGCTACAAAATGTGCCAAAATTAGAAAAATTACATAGTTCTGATTGGGAGTGGCACAAACTGGGAGGAGGGCGCGAAATGACGCCGAATGGAGAAACTGTTGATATGCTTAAAAAAGAGATTGAACTTGTCACGGAGCGGAACAAAAATGAAACTTATTTGAAATCGCTCCTTACGCGCGCCCTCGTCCTCGAAAAACTACATAATAAGTGATAAAAAAGGCTCCGGAAAACCGGGGCCTTATTTTTTTGTAAAGCCGTCTATCAGTTTTCTGATGGCGGCTTTTTCGTCGTCCTCCATAAACCAATATGCCTTAATAATCCGCTTAATCAGATCATCATCAGACATGTGGATCTGCTCCGTGACTTCGAGGAACTCCTCGTCCTCGTCCCTCTGGATATGGGGCTCTCCTTCTCCGGTACGCAGCCAGAGCTCGGAGATGTTAAATTCACGGCAGATGTCGGCAATGGTGCGATCGCTAGGAATGCAGTTTGGATCTTTTCCTAATTTGGAAATGTATGCTGGAGTAACGTTAATTTTACGGGCAAAATCACTTTTGTTTCCGCCCTTTTCTTCAACCACTTCCATAATTCGCTCAGCTATGGTTTTCACTATTTACACCTCCTACTCTGTACAACGAAGTATATCATGGAGATAATCAAAATGCAAGAGAAAAATTCAACTGGGTTGAAATAAATGCTTGACATTTAAACTTGGTTGATATATTATTGTACCAGGTTGAAAGCTTGTCAGGAGGTGAAACTATGCATGTGAATTTGGAAAACCTGGCCGATGCCCAGAGTATTGCCGACAACCTGGCCCTTCTCCCCAAAGAAGCGCTCCTCTATATCGCTGGATATGCTGAGGGGCGGCGGGACAGGCCCGCACGGAAACGCAAGAAGAAAGATAGCACCAATGGAGAAAAAGAAGCCCGCCCCTGACGGGGCGGGGAAGGAGGTAAGTGGGGTGAAGATCATCATTGAGGCTGATTCTAAAGAAATTGCTGACCTCGTACTTACACTACAAAGCCAGCAGAATCAAGATGAAATTGCTAAGAACTATACGATAGATATCTTTGGAAACAAATACCTCGATTACGAAAGTGGGGGCCGGGGATGTTCCAATGGATAGCTTTAGCTTTTGCTGGTTTTGAAATTGGGTACATATTTATTTACTGGCTCTTTGATGAGGAAATAAATGCGAGAACGGTTTCTGCGCTTTCCGCAATAACGATTTTTTGGATAGCAATGCATTTCCTTGTTTCATAAATTTAAGGGAGCACAACAAAAAGCGCCCCGGCCAGTGTTGCACCACCGACCAGGGCATGACACCACGTGAAGCAGCCACGAGGTATCGGAGACAGTATATCACATCCTCCGGCCTCTGGCAAGATTGGAGGATTTTTTATGACCAAAGATGGGCAACTCAACGAGAGTAGCACGAAGCGGGAGATTGAGAACCGCTTCAGCAATGCACGCCGCGTCATGGACGACCTATGCCGGGCTTACTATGGGATGACTTGGGATGAGCATGAGCGGCTCCACGGGGAGAAGGGAGGCGAAAACGATGAGGCCAAGAACCAGAGCGCGGCCGCCGATCCCAACGGACGCTGAGATACTAGCGTATGACAATGTTCCAGTGGACGTTGCGGCCCGGTATTTAGACTGGCCGGAACAGACGGTAAGGCTGGCGCTCAGAGAGGGCCGGGCAACCTTCGGGATTGCGGTCAAGGACAAGGCGCTTACATACAAGATCAGCCCCGGCGGGCTGGTTAAGTACAAGCGGGAGGGCGTACCGTGCTTTGACTACGAAACCATCGTACACATGATACGGACGGCGGTGGCGAGCACCATTCAAAGCGAAATGAGCGATTTCAAGACAGAGCTTTTCAACTAATGAAAGAGAGTGAAAATTATGGGAGCACAAACCGAGCGCGACAGGCGCGCAAAGGCGTACAGCTACCGGGCCTACCGCCGCCGGGTACAGCAGGCGCAGGCGGTGGCCCAGCGGGTACAACTGGCGGTGGTTGCCGGAGCGGCGCTGGTGCTGGCTATTCTGGTGGCGGTCAGCCTATGAAGAAACAACTGATCGTGACCATTGCATATCTCTTTCTGCTGCTGGCGCTGGTTGCACTAGTTGAAATCATCTGGAACCAGGAGCCGGAGCAGCCAGCCATTGAAACCCCGGCAGTAACCACCACCCCGTCCCCCACGCCCACCGGACCGCTCACCATCCAGATCACCGGACTGGAGGGCGCGGAGAGCATCGACGACGTGTGGGCGGTCATTGAAATCCCACATTGAGGAGGGAGCAAAATGGACTTAAAAAAGATTTTGGACGAGCATCTCCTTTGGCTGAATGGAGAGGGCGGCAGCCGTGCCAACCTGCGCGGTGCCGACCTGTTCGGTGCCAACCTGAGCGATGCCAACCTGAGCGATGCCGACCTGTTCGGTGCCAACCTGCGCGGTGCCAACCTGAGCAATGCCGACCTGCGCGATGCCGACCTGCGCTGTGCCGACCTGCGCGGTGCCGACCTGTTCGGTGCCAACCTGCGCGGTGCCAACCTGAGCGATGCCAACCTGTGCAATGCCGACCTGTTCGGTGCCAACCTGAGCGATGCCAACCTGCGCAATGCCGACCTGCGCAATGCCGACCTGCGCCGTGCCGACCTGTGCGGGGCATCTATAGATCAAATGATGTGGAATATTTATACGGTGTTCTATCCGTTGCAATGTCCGGAATCCGGCTCTTATATCGGCTATAAAAAGGCAAGTGGCCTTGTTGTGGAGTTGGAAATCCCCGCAGATGCACGCCGGGCCTCCGCTATGCGCTGTTTGCCCTAGTGTTGGAGCGGAACGATGGAGAAAATCACGTTTAACATACCATACCCGCCCACGAAGAAGGGCAAGTCGGCCTTCTGCCGCCGGTTTGGGCTGAACGCCTACTACTCCGGCAAGCACTGGGCGCAGCGGAAGAAGGACGCCGACGAGCTCCATGCGCTGACCCTGGTCGCGCTGAAACAGGCCCGTGTGAGGCGCGGGATGGTACGTGGGCCGGTCTCCATCACCTTTGCATGGGACGACGGGCTGGACATTGACAACCACGCAGCAATCGCCAAAGCCGTGGTGGACGCGCTCAAGGGATACCTGCTGCCCGACGACGATCACCGCTGGTACAGGCAGGTCATACATAGGCTTTGGGACGGGGGATGTATTCGGGTGGAGGTGACGGAGCTGTGATCACCAGAGACCCCTACGGCATCAGCGGAGCGGTGGCACCCTGGCGCAGCCTGGACGCGATGGAGCCGATCGTGGAACGCAATATTACGGAGCGGGACGCGGAGGAGGCGGCAATCTGTGGACAGTGCCCGCTGCCGGACTGTAACCCCAAAAGAGTTGGCTGCCTCCTACATACCAGAGCGAAAAAGCCAAAACCGTCCCGCGATTTGCTGGAGCGCATGGCGCTGGACGGGCATGGGCCGGAGGAGATATCCCAGGCCACCGGATACAGCATATCAACCACCGCGATGTACATGAAAGATTTTTTTAAGGCTGGGCCATGTGAACGATGCTCGTCCAAGAGCATTTGTGATGCGGCCGGCGGGACGTGCAGCAGAAAAGAGCGCTGGAAAGCAGCCAAGGAGGTGCCAAACGGTGGACGATAAGACGCGCGCCCTGCTGGGTGATCACGAGGCGGCTAAGCTATGAGGGTGTTGGTGGCCTGTGAGGAGTCGCAGGAAGTCTGCAAAGCGTTCCGGGCGCTGGGGCATGAGGCGTACAGTTGCGACATTGAGCCGTGCAGCGGGGGGCATCCGGAGTGGCATCTGAGATGTGACGCGCTGGAGTTGCTGAAAATACAGTGGGATATGATTCTGGCGTTTCCACCCTGTACATACTTGTCAAACGCTGGTGCTAAGCACCTGTTTCGCGGCGGCATCCTCAATCAGGAGCGATACCAGAAAGGTTTGGAGGCAAAGGAGTTTTTTCTGAAATTTCTGGACGCGGACTGCCCGAAAATCTGTGTTGAAAATCCAGTATCAAGCAGAATTTATGAAATGCCGCCGCACAGCCAGGAGGTGCAGCCCTGGATGTTCGGGCATCCAGTACAGAAAAAGACCCGTCTGTGGCTGAAGGGTCTGCCGCCATTGGAACCGACAGACATCGTAGACCCGGAGTGCGGCTGCCATGAGGCCGGTACGTGGTTTATGCGAGGCGGGAAAGACCGTCAGAAAAACAGAGCCAAGACGTTTCCTGGATTGGCAAAGGCGATGGCCGAACAATGGGGAGGTATCTGTGGTGGATGATATCAAATTAGCCCTGCTTGGCAATAAAGAGGCAGCCAAGCGGCTGACGGAGGCGGGGGTGCTGGTTCCGTGCCCGTTCTGCGGGGGAGAAGCGGAAGTTGTAGCATATGGCCCAAGATTATTGCGCCCATCAAGGAACCATGTTTATAGCGTTTCTTGCAACGAATGTGAAATGATGTTCGGATGGGATGTTGACTATGGAGGGCGATATGACACTGAGTATGAGGTTATGCTCGCCTGGAACACCCGCGCGCCGATTCTGAGCGCGGAGGAATTGCAGAGATTGGAGGTCAAGCCATGACGCGGGAAGAAGCGATTGAGTGCCTGAAAACTATACAGCGGTGGACTCCGGACTGGGATGACCGGGAAGATGGGCTGTCTTATTGGGATGCTATTGATATGGCCCTCTCCGCCCTCCGCCCCGTCAGCCGGGAGCAGGTGGAGCGGCTGTGGCCGGGGTGTGACCGTTGCAAAGCAGCTGATACAGCAATCGCATGGGAGCGGTGGGGACACCAATACTGTTCTCAATGTGGTCGCCCTCTCACCCCAGAGGCGTGGGAGGAACTGAGAAAGAGACTGGAGGCGCTAAACAATGACAAAAAATGAATTTATAGCCCTAATTGGGCAAGACGTAGTTGTAGACTATCCATTTGGCCGAGAACTCCAGCGGTGGAGCATGAAAAACTTTTATATCGATGGAAATGGCGAAGTCAAACATAATCGTCTCACGCTTATTATGGATGCTTTTATTGCCAACGCAAGAAATCCCCACAAAGGGAAGCCCACGCATGGTTAAGGAGGCGCTGAACGATGGCAAGGGCGATTGATGGAGAGTTGCTCGAACTGGAGATTGCAAATATTGCAAATAAACTGGCAAAATCCGATGCACAAAAGGCATTGATGGGACGGGTAATGTACTGCGTTGAGCATATGCCCACCCTCACCCCGCAGAACGAGCCGCTGACATGGAATGAGCTGGGCAATATGATGGAAAAGCCTGTATATATCGTCGAGCTGGAAGATGGGGAAAGTTGCTGGGTGTTAGTGC